CCATGGAATCAATTCACACTATCAGGGCAAGGGCCAAGGCTCACAAGATCACCATGGCTGCGGTGTGCGAGGCCGCTGGCATCCAGCAGTCCCAAGTCAGCCGGTGGCTGTCTGGAACTGTGGAGCCATTGTGGACATCAGTCAATCAATTGAACATTGCGCTCAATAAACTGATTGACCAATCACCAGTCATTGTCGATTGAGGCAGCAGCCGGTGCGCTGGCTTTCTTTGGCGAGATGCCAAAGTCAGCAGCCGCACTGGGTTTGCTACCGCCAAGCGACTCACCCTTTTCCAAGAGCATGATGTTGTTCAACCCAAAGCTGACACCTTTATTGCCGGCTTGGTCATACGCATAGGCATTCACGGCAACTCGGCCATAGTCGCCAGAGACAATATCTTGTGATCCAAGAATGTCGTGGCCATGGGCATCTACTGCACCAGGCTTGGCCGTTGACTTGGTGTTGAAAAAGAAGTGGCCAGCGTATTCAGCGCTCAATGGCGAGCCATCAGATTTCACCTCAGTGTCGCCATCACGCAAGGGATTGCGCACAGTCTTTGGGATTTTGTCTCCAAACTTGGCTGTCAATGCCTCTTTGGCTGCGGCCTTTAACTGGGCCACAGTCTCAAGGTCAGTCTTTGGGACCAGCACCTGGGTGGAGAACTCTTCTTTGCCGTTCATCTCATTCTTGCGTGCAGTCAGTGCTGAGAAATAAGAGAAGCGAACTTTACCGGTTACGACTTTTGTCATGGTTTTTTCCTTTTAAGGGTTTACAAGTTTTAACGATTTATCGTTTTCTGCGTTTGCAGAAATTGCACTTTAGCACAAATGTCAGTTAAGATGCCTGCAAGTTAAAACGAGGAAACCGAAATGCAGTTATTCCCCCACCAGCAGGAAGCCAAGCTCTTCTTGCTCTCTAGGCGCAGGGCCATACTGGCCGACCAGCCCCGTGTTGGTAAGACGCTACCCACAGCAGCTGCTGCACTAGAAAACCTCCCAGCCCTGATCGTTTGCCCTGCCATTGCCAAGACAGTCTGGGAGGCTGCCTTTGCTCGGCTGGCCCCCAACGTCTCGGTCCATGTGGTCAATGGAAAACGTGAGGCTTCAGAGGTAAATTCAGCAGATATCACCATCATCAACTACGATGTTTTGCAGTATGGTGTAACACACGTTGACAGATATAGCACACTGGTTTTGGATGAAGCGCATCGTCTGGCCAACCCGAAAGCAAAACGCACCAAGGCGGCCATGCTGGCCATGAAAAAGATTGACTACGTCTTTGCACTCAGCGGGACTATCGTGCCAAACCGCCCAGCAGAACTGTGGCCCATCCTGCACGGCCTTGGCATCTACAGAGGCGGCTGGTTTGACTTTGTCTACAGATACGCAAAAGCATGGAGTCCACCATGGGGCGGCCTTGATGTGTCTGGTGCATCCAACATCCCAGAACTCAAAGCCTTGGTCAAGCCCCATATGCTCAGACGCAAAAAAGAAGACATCTTCATGGACTACAAAGAGCCACAAGTGAGCCTAATTACCTTTGACTTAGCAGTGGACAAACGCGAGCAAAGTTTTGATGCTGACGCATTGATTGCAAACCCCAATGCCTTGCTGGCCTTTGAGGGCTTGTCAGAGATCATGCGCGAGGCTGGCATCAGGAAAGCCCCACTGGCCATTGAATTTATCGATGACTTGCTCCAGGCCGATGAGCCTGTGGTGGTTTTCGCGCACCACAAGGAAGTGGTGGCCATGCTGACCGAGGGGTTGAAAGAACACAAGCCAGTCATGGTGGTGGGTGACACGCCCAAGGCTCAGCGCCAAAAGAACATTGACGCATTCCAGTCTGGCCGGACCAAGTGCTTTATTGGCAATATCAGCTCATGTGGCGAAGGCATCGATCTGTCCACTGCTGACACGATTGTCTTTGTCGAGCCAACTTGGCAGACCAGTGCCTTGGAGCAGGCCAGCAGCCGAGTCGAAAACATCAACAAAAACGGCATCAAGCCATTGATCTATTTGCTGACAGTGCGCGCATCACTGGACCATACTGTCTTAGATCGCGTGATAAAAAAGCAAAAAATCATTTCACAAATTATTTAACCAACTGGAGAAACCATGCAACATGAAACCCGAAAACACGCCCGACTCTCAGCATCCCGCACAGACAGATTCATGTCTTGCCCAGGCTCATACCGGCTTGAATCCCTCATGCCTTACGAGCCAGCCGGTGAAGCCGCTGCCATTGGCACAGCGATCCATGAACTCTCTGAGATCATTCTGCGCAATGGTGAAATACCAGCCGGAACTGATCCTGACCATGTGGCCATGGCCCAAGGCTATGCCAACTTTGTCAACACTCTGGTCGAAAACCCACGCAAAAAAATGATTGAGGTCAACCTCGATGAGGGTCTTCAGTCCCTGCACCCAGCGCTTGGCGGCACAGCTGATGCCATCCTGGTCGATGGCAACCATCTTCATGTCATTGATCTGAAGACTGGCCGTGTGGCCGTGGAGGCCGAGGACAACAAGCAGCTGCTGACCTATGCACTTGGTGCGATGCGTCAGCTTAAAGCGCCAAACACCATCGAATGCACCATGCACATCTACCAGCCCCGTGTTGGCCACAGCAAGTGGACAGTGTCTGGCCTGCGTCTGGAGCTACACGGCAGGCGCTTGCAGTCGGCAGCCGAGCTGGCGCTCACAAGCGATGCACCCACAATCCCTAGCGTTGATGCCTGCCGGTACTGCAAGGCCAAGACCATCTGCCCCAGTATGCGTGAGAAGGTCCAAGAGACCGCTAGGAACGATTTCAAGCCTGACACCACTGTTACCCCTGAGATGCTCGATGACGCAGCCCTAGTGGCCGCATGGGCCGATGCTGTGCAGGCTGCCGCCAAAGAGCAGTTGACCAGTGGCAAGTCAATCCAAGGCTGGACCATGCGCCTTGGCCGCAAGACAAAGTTTTGGAAGGATGAGGCGCTGGTCCAAGAAGCATTCAAAGATATGCTGATCGCCTGGGAACTAAAAAGCCCCAGTGCTGTCTCAAAACTTGGCATCGAGATATCCGAAAACCTAGTCGGTGAGAAGGTGGCTGCGGCCAGCTTGGTAAGGAGTAAAGAATGAACAAAGACGAAGCATTACGCCTTGCATTGAAAACATTGGAATATGCTGGGCCATCATGGATAGAAGCAAGACAACCCGCCATCACCGCCATCAAACAAGCCTTGGCCAATGAAGCCCTCGACAAGATGGCAGAGAACGCCAGAGAGTTGGGGCTGGACTATGAGCCAGCACAGCGCACATGGGTTGGGCTGACGGATATTGACTACGCAGGATTGCCACTTGAACAAGTTGGACTTGTCCGATGGGCAGAAGCCAAGCTCAAAGCCAAAAACACTTAAAGAATAGAATTCACATCCCTGCCAAAAGAAAAGACCTGATAGCGCGTAAACGCTACCAGGTCAAAAGTTCAACTCTCATGGCAACTAACAAATGAAACCCCTAACTAAAGGAATTTCAGTGACCATCTTAACTGAAACACCCCTGCCAGATACATTCAGCCAGTCCCAGTCAGTGGCCTGCAAGATTGGCGCTGTCGCCCCAGATGCAGTCTTCTGCACCTTTGCCCTGCAAGGCTCAAAGAAAATCCCGTATAAACGATCTGGCCAAGGTGTGGCCCGTGATACTGACCCGACTGATCTTTACAACGCTGAAGACATTTGGGCCATGGAGTCATGCCCTCATGGCCAGTACCTCGGCCTAGTGCAGCAGCGCCCCATCATCAGCGCATCAGGCAACTATTTGGTTTGCCTTGATGTAGATATGAAGCACGCATCAGGACCAACCAACGTGGCCATCCAGCGCATGGCCAAGTACGTCAAAACCAACAAGATGCTGACCGAGGTCTCTGTCTCAGGCCGTGGCCGCCATGTCTTCTTATGGGTCTCACCAACCAAAGAATCTGACCAGGTGCTGCCTAAGTACAAACTAGGCGGTGGGCAAGAGTTAGAAGTATTCGGCCTGCCAAACAGTGCCGGCAAGTCAGTGCTACTTAGTGGCAATCAATTGGTCGGTGAATTCCAAGAGGCCGTGGACCTTTATGCTTTGCTCCAAGACTGGGGCATCATTGAGCAGCACCAGCTGCAAGAGCCAAAGCAAGCCCCACCGAGTCAATCATTTGACTTTACTCAATTAGGCTCAAGACTGGATGACAGCGACCTTGATCGTGCAGTCAAGGCTTTGCACCATATTTCCCCAGACTGTGACTATGACCAGTGGATTGAACTGGGCCAAGCGCTACACACCGAATTCGGAGAAGCTGGTCTCGGCCCATGGATGACATGGTCCATGGCCGGCAACAAATTCCAAGGGACCAAGGACATAGAGACCCACTGGAAGAGCTTTCACCAGGGCAAGGGTGTTGGCATTGGCACACTCTTCAAGCACGCCAAGGACTGTGGCTATGAGCCGCCAACCAAGCAGACCGAGCGCAATACAGCAGTGCAAGACTTTGCAGCTGTGATCAGTCAGGCCCAAGCGCCAGTGGCCCAAGACGCACCACAAGGCTGGCCAGAGCGAACTTTATCTATTGGTCAGATCAAACCCATCCGCTACATGGTCAAAGGCTTCTGGGCGCATTCTTTTATGGTGCTGGCCGGTCAGCCTGGCATTGGCAAGACCACAGCAGTCATCTCTTTATGCATGGTCATGGCCGGACTACAGGCCAAAGATTGCGCGCTCACTGCGACCAAGAAAAGAAAAACAATCATAGTGACTGAAGACTCTGACCAGGTCGAGCGCACACTCACTGGATATTCACGGCATTATGGGATTAGTGCCAATGAACTCTCCAATTGGTTCGTCATTATCGATGCCAAGAGAAGCCAAGTTAAAGACTTACTCATGCTTGCACATAATGTGATTCACCACACAATAGATAATGTCCGGCCATTATTAGTTCTTGATACTGCCAACGCCACAATGGATATTGATAATGAGAATGACAACTCAGAGGTCGGTAGTTTCATTGCAGCTCTAAAGCAGACCATCTACATCCAACTGGACACGCCAGTCTGCATCATCACACACACCAACAAGACCATATCAAAGGCCGACTCAGATGCCACTGCCCGTGGAGCCTCTGCATTCACCGGTGATGCAACCCTGACCGGTGTCCTGTTTGAAGATGAGACTAAGACCCGTTATATGCGCCTGGTCAAAACCCGCTACCAGCCAAATTTTAGAGAAATCAAGTTCAACTCCGATGTCTTTGCTGACACTGTCCTTGATGAAGATGGCGATATCCAAGAGCAAATGGTCCTCCTGGTCGTGCCAGCCATGTCCTCGGAAGAAGACCGAAGGCAGGCAGCCAACGACCGACAGAACGACAAAAGACAGCAGCAAGTCCAAGATGCCGCTGACGCTGCCTGCAACTTTGTCCAGTCCATCATCAATGCCAAAGGCGCTGTCATCATGCGCAGAGGCAGTGGCCGGCCATCAGTGCCAAAGGAGATGGCATCGATGCACCAGCTGGAGTGGGCTGACATCTATCAGGCCGTGCCAATGGCCGACCAAAGCTATGCAAGACGGGCAGTCGGAGCCGCCATCTTTCAGCGCTTTGCATTGGACCAGGTAAGCTCTGGATGGGTTCAAATAAAGTAAACCGGTAAACCGGTAGTAAACCGGTAGTAAACCGGTATACCGGTTTAGATAATGGCAGGTCTGTTGGTATAAGTGGGGGTCGTAGACCCACTTATCCACAGGCCAATCTGGTCAGTTTTGGTACAGTGAAAAGTAAAGCGGTAAAGCGGTAGATTTCCTTTGTCCATACCGGTTTACTTTTGACCCTTTTTGGAGAAAAGCAATGGTCCAACAAATTACACAGTTATCCACAGGTTATCCACAATTAGAGAAATTCTTGGAAGATGACCGCGTTTTCTGCCATCAGTGCAGTAAAGCGGTAAATGTGGAGCAGCGTCTGTCCATGCCGGCAGAGCAGCTAGAAAGGCACAGGAAGGTCAACGCAAAGCCATTGCACTGGATGCTGCAAGAGGCCAAGCTGAAAAATGGATGGGCAACTGTCACATGGTCCGAACACCAGTGCGGCCAGACCGGCCTCGCGGCATTCCCAACCGATGTCAAGCACCGGTGTCATATGTTCCAGACCAAAGCCTCGGCAGTAGAATCCGAGGAATGGTGGTTGACTTAAAACGCAAACGAAAAAGCATTGAACACATTGACCAGGTCAAAGTGGTCCAACACTTTCGAGCGTTCTATCCGGACATCATCATTGCAGCAATACCCAATGGAGGCGACAGAACGGCCTCAGAGCGCGTTAGATTGCACAGTGAAGGGGTATTGGCAGGGATGCCTGATCTGTGCGTCTTGGAGCCTAAAAACGGGTTTCATGCGTTATTTGTGGAGATGAAGACCAAGGCCGGTGTGGTCTCAGCCAAGCAAAGTGATGTAAATTTGCAGTTAAACGCAAAAGGGTATCGAGCAGTGGTCGCCAGATCAGCTGCCGAAGCAATCAAATCAATCGAGGAATATCTGAATGGCTCGCAACACACTGGCTGAAATAGCCGACCAAGGCGCTGTGAATATCGCGGCAACACAAGCCAGAAAAGCTGAGATCAGCGTGGCCAACAAGGCCATCCACAAGTTTGGGGGTGAAGATGCCATCCTCGAATTCATTGCCAGTGGCGGCACGATCTCCGCATTGTGCAAGGTATTAGGGGTGGGGAATACGACTTTTGACCGATGGGTCGAGAGAGGTGGCGCGGAGAGGCAGGCCGCCTACGCACGCGCACGCACGCGAGCAGCGCAAAGTTTAGCAGAACAAACCATCGACATTGCAGACGCTGCCACCATCCAAGAGGTGCAGCTGGCCAAGCTACGCTGTGACAGGCGCGCATGGCTGGCCAGCAAGCTCTCTGAGGAGTTCTCAGACAAGCAATCTCCCCTGGTCAACATCGACCTTGGAAGCATGGCGCTCGATGCCCTGCGCAAGCGATCTGTCGTGTCACTAGACGATTCTGCATAAATGAATACCGAAGCATTCAGTCACTTTATACAACGACCATTATGTTAAGTGGATAACTAGATATCCACAGAATTAAGTGCATTAAAGTATTACAAGCCTACTTATGCACAGGAATCTGTGGATAAGGTTGGCCAAAATCCGTGGATAACCCAGCGGTGGCCGGCTGGCGGTCGGTGGCCGCGACCCCCCCCTTGGCCGGCTTGGCGGGGGCGACTGTGGCGGCACTAAACACCTACAAAAAAAATTTTTTAAAAAAGTAACAACTAACGCAAATTGTGCAAAAATGTCAACTCCACAAAACAACGGAGCAAACCTATGAAAACGAAGCAGGCGACAGTGGTCCTGAAGGGTCAGGAGTGGATCGTGATTGACACTGATGAGACTAAAGACGGGAAAGTGTTTTGCACTTTAATGAGTCCAGACGGGCAGACTGCCTGGCACACTTGGGTGGACATTAACTTAATCGTGGGGATAATATGAATATAGCCTTATTAACCAAAGTCAGGCAGTTGTTTAATGTCGATTATGTCCCGCGTAGTACGAATAGACATAATCAGAAACAATATATTAAAGCGATTAGATTATTAGGTGATAAGTGGTTAACGCACCCACATAATAAAATTCAGAGAATACAGTGAAGAGTAACTTTGTAAATAATCATGTGAGATTGAATGGCAATGTGCATGGTCATAAATTACGGCTTTGTAATAAATGCGAAGAGATGAAGCCACCCGAGGGTGGTGTGCAGATGTCTAGGTCGCGGTGGATATGTGCATCATGCTGGACCAATAGGGTGACCAGTCAGAACTTTAAGGGGATGGCCAAATGACTGATTTGTTGACTGCGCTGCATCTTTCTGTGATGTTGCTGGATTTGAAGATTCGGATGATGGAGGCGATCAATGAGGAGATGTTTGATTTGGCGATGACGATGCATTTGCTGATACTGGTCAGGACTGATGAACTTCAAGCGCATAAGTGGGCGATGAGTCCTCGGGCATGGTCCATCTATGAGACCATTCACCCATGAGTAAAGAGAATGTGTTTGCGTTATGGGTGGAGCGATATCAGCCGGACCCTGTGCTATTTGTGCGGGAGGTTTTGGGTGTGGACCCAGACCCCTGGCAAGTGAAGTTTCTTGGTGCGATAGCGCGTGGGGATAGGAAGATAAGTGTCAGGAGTGGCCACGGGGTGGGGAAAAGTACGGCAAGCAGCTGGGCCATGCTCTGGTACTTTATGACTCGGTCTCCAGTCAAGGTGGTGGTGACTGCACCGACCAGCTCTCAGCTGTATGACGCGATGTTTGCTGAGCTAAAGAGATGGATCAATGCGATGCCTTTGCCCTTGCAGGGGTTGCTGACTGTCAAGCAAGAGAGGATTGAATTCAATGCCGCACCGACTGAGATGTTTATCAGTGCCAGGACATCGAGGGCAGAGCAGCCAGAGGCTTTGCAGGGAATTCACTCAGAGAATGTGATGCTGGTGGCTGATGAGGCTAGTGGTGTGCCAGAGCAAGTATTCGAGGCGGCAGCTGGATCGATGTCTGGTCACAATGCGGTGACGCTGTTATTGGGGAATCCGGTGAGAAGCTCTGGATTCTTTTACGACACCCACACGCGCCTGGCCGATGAGTGGACCACGTTTCAAGTGGCGTGTACTGACTCGCCACGGGTGTCGGATGAGTACGTCAAAGAGATGGCCATGCGCTATGGCGAGGAGAGCAACGTCTACCGGATCAGGGTGATTGGGGAGTTTCCCAAGGGGGATGATGACACTGTGATTGCCATGGACCTCTTGGAGAGTGCCGTGAATCGGGATGTGGCGCCAAGTGAGTATGCGCCTATGCTCTGGGGCTTGGATGTGGCGCGGTTTGGAAGTGACAGGTCAGCTCTGTGCAAGCGCCAAGGGAATGCGGTGACAGAGAATATCCGGACATGGAAAAACTTGGACTTGATGCAACTGACTGGCGCGGTGGTGGCCGAGTACCAGGCGCTGCCACCCAGCCAGCAGCCGAAAGAGATTTTGGTGGATAGCATTGGCCTTGGGGCTGGGGTGGTGGACCGGCTGCGGGAGCTGGGCCTACCGGCCAGAGGCATCAATGTGTCAGAAAGCCCAGCGATGGGTGGGACTTACAGGAATCTCAAAGCTGAACTTTGGTACAAGGCAAGGGCATGGCTTGAGGCCAGAGATTGCAAGATGCCAAAGGATGAGGTGCTGATTGCTGAACTAGCCACAGTGCGGTACTCATTCACTTCAAACGGCAAGATCGCCATCGAGGGAAAAGACGAGATCAAGAGGAGAGGATTGCCAAGCCCTGACAAGGCCGATGCCTTTGTCCTGACATTTGCGTCTGATGCGATTGCAGGGATGTACGGCTCAACTGGCTCAAGCAAATGGTCACAGCCACTGCGCAGAAACTTGTCGCGGGTTGCATAATTCGGGTATTGACAAACCAATGGGGGAAACCTATGAAGGCAATGAGTAAAGCGCAAAAGAAGGTCGGCAAGGTGATGGGTGAGTACAAAGCCGGCAAGCTCCACAGCGGTGGCACTGGCAAGGTTGTGACCAACCCCAAGCAGGCGGTGGCCATTGCCATGTCTGAGGCAAAGATGCCCATGCGCGGTCAGCGCACGGCAAAGAACAAGGCGAAAAAATAATGGCTACTTTAAAACGCACCATGGACCAGGTCATGGACAGAGACATGGAAGAGGGCGAAGACATGAGTGCAGGCGAGAACTGCCCAATGCCCACGCAAGACATTACGCTCAACCTAAAAAACCGCGCCAAGGCAATCACCAGCGCGGCCTATGGTCCTGAGAATCCCAAGCTGCCAAACGAGGCTTTTTGGCGTAAGAAGGCAGACCAGTGGGATGTCAGCATGGATGACGCAAAGCAGAGCCTATGCGGTAACTGCGCGGCATTCAACGTGTCTGACAACATCAAAGAGTGCATTGCGCAAGGCATTGGCATGGAAGCCGACCCATGGGGAACAATCAAGTTGGCCGATCTGGGTTACTGCGAAATCTTTGACTTTAAGTGCGCAGCAAGTCGCACTTGCGATGCATGGGTGGTCGGTGGTCCGAACACTGGTGAGCAAGAGGGTGAGGACATGGAAGATGAAGGGGAAAAGGAATGAAAGGGTTATATGCAAACATTCATGCTAAACGCGAAAGAATTGCTGCTGGAAGCAAAGAGAAAATGCGCAAGCCTGGTGCAAAGGGTGCGCCAAGCGCTTCTGACTTTAAAGCTGCGGCTAAAACCGCCAAGCCAGTGAAGAAAAAATGAAGACACCGGCTTGGCAGCGTAAGGAAGGCAAAAGCCCGTCTGGCGGGTTAAACGCCAAGGGCCGTGCCAGTGCGAAGGCCGAGGGCATGGACCTCAAAGCGCCAGTCAAGGCTGGCGACAACCCAAGGCGCGCGAGCTTCTTGGCACGAATGGGCAATATGCCTGGTCCTGAGATGAAGGGTGGAGAGCCGACACGGCTGCTGCTGTCATTGAAGGCATGGGGTGCAAGCTCCAAGGCTGATGCCAAGGCAAAGGCGGCTGCAATATCTGCAAGAAACAAAGCAAAAAAATGATCTGTCCGATTGTCATTGCCACTGTCAAGGGCCATGGGTTGTCGGTATTGCTGGAGTCGATTAAGCAATACGCGCCAGAGTGTCCGGTCTATCTGCGCGGCCCTGAGTCGGTGATTGACAATTACCAAGCCGACTTCAAAATCTATGGCCAGCCAAGGAGCTTTGGCGAGGACTACAACGAGATCATTGAGATGGCGCTCAAGGACTGGTCATCATGCATTGTGGCCAATGACGATATTGTGCTGACACCCACCAGTGTGAAGGTGCTGATGGAAGATGTGGCCATTGTCAGGACCATGAACAGCTACAAAGCTGGGTGGGTGGCGGCAAGGTGTGACGCGGCCAGACCTTGTCAGAATGTCCGGATCACTGAGCAGCCGGAGAAGCTCAACTTCTACAAATTCCCGTCTGAGGCCCACATCAAACTGGCCCAAGAGGTCAGCCCAATCTTTGCATGGATATCAAGTGACGCATTTGAAGAGGCAAAGTTTCCCCCTCTGAATTGGTACAGTGACGATGTGCATTGTATGGACTTGGTGAGAAAAGGCTATGGCCACTATGTGAGCGCAAGTTACGTTCACCATATTGGCTCAAACACCATTGGCTTTGACGCGCAGAAGCTCCATGATGAAGCGCTGCCATGGCTCAAAGAAAACAGGCCAGAATATGCGAGTGCCTGGTTTGATTCTTAATCTAGGGTCCGGCAAGGACTGGAATGCTGAGTATTTGAATGCAGATATTCAAGCCAGCAAGAATCCTGACTGGCTGGTCGATATCAGCAAGGTCAAGTGGGGCGACACGCTAAAGACTAGGTTTGGGCAGCTGGAGATCGTGCCAGGTATGTTTGAGGCCATTGTGGCCAATGATGTGCTGGAACACATCC